CGTTCTCGGAGAGCCAGTTGACGTCTCCTTCGGTCTCACCCTCTTCGTTGGTCGAGACGGTCGAGACCGGGACCGGCTGGAACCCCAGGAGGTTCTTGCCGATCAGGTTCTTCTGATACTGCAGTTTGATTGCGGCCTCGACAATCTCCGGGGCGACCTGGGGGTTGTTGCTGAGGGCGAAATCCTTCTTGGTGTATACTGCTCCTGTCATGTTTCTTCCTCCTCAGTACGCCAGGATCAGGGCCACCTTCCCATTGGCCGCTCCTTTCCAGACGATACCGATCTCCTTCTCCGGCAGGATCCCGCCCGAGAGGGTGGCGGCCGCTGCGGTGACGTCGCCGGTGACGGTCGTGGTAGCAGTGACGTCGCCGGTGATGGCCACCGTCGGCTGGGCTCCGTCGGACATGACCGGGGTTTCCCCTGCGGGCACGCTGCCCGAGAGGCCGGTGGCATCCACGGTAGTGGTGGCCGTCAGACCGCTCCCCTCTACGACCACTGCCACGGCGAGGTCGGCCATCGCCTTGACGGCCTGCTTGGAGATGGTGCCCTGGCAGACCCGGGTGCCGGCGGTGAGGTCGCCTTCGGCGGTCATCCGGAGGACCCGGCGGTAGCCGAACGGCAGGACGGTGACCCGGGTGCGGGCGTCGAGGCCGTTCGGGTTGGTCTTGGTGGTGATGCTGTCCTCGAGGATCCCGATGGCGGCCCCTTCGGTTGCGGCGACCTTGATGGTCTCGTCGGCGACGATCTCCACGAGCTGCTTGGCCTTGTAGTAGAAGCCGTCAGCATCCGCGGTGACGCCGGTGCTGTAGACCTTCGCCGGCAGCCCGGCGACCGTGAGGTCGTAGGCGACCGGGGAAGTAGCTGCTCCCATTTAACCCTCCAGGAACTTGGCGGCCTTCTGCTCGAGCGAGAGCTCGGCAGAGCCTGCACCGCCCGCCTGGCCCTTGCCGTCGGCGGGCGGGGTGGTCGAGGCCTTGCGGCGTTCGAGATCAGTCTTGTAGGTCTTGAGCTGGTCCTTGTTGAGAGTCTTGAGGAACGGCCTGTTCACCTCGGGGTCGAGCGCGAAGATCGCGGCGATGGTGTCGGCCCGCTCCATGAGGTCATCCTGGGCGGCGGCCTGCTCCTTCGCAGTCTGGTCGGCGATCAGCTTCTCCTGGTAGGAGACGATCTTGCCGACAGACTGTTCGAGAGAGGTAAGCCGCTCTTCGATTGCGGGTTCCATACCTGTGAGATTTTTGTCAGCGGCATAAAAAGGAGAGTCGGATTTTTTCGAGAGCTCTTCCACAATGCCGGTGTTCGCGCAGGCCGGGCTGGTGACGACGGAGTTGTGGTCGACCCAGAGGTCTGTCCAGTAGTATTCGCTGGTCACGCCGTCGTATTTGAGGTCCCCCCCGGCACGGATGGAGAAGAGGATCTCGTCGGGCTTCGCCTTGACCAGGGCGGCGACGTCCTTCTGGACGGACGTGATCTGCTGGAACTCGTGGTCCAGGATGAGGGCCTTGATCTGCTTTCCGTCCTTCTCGACGGTGCCGGTGGTCATGGCAAATGTCGAGCCGATACGCTTGAGGAGGTCGTCGGAGTGGTCGATGACCAGGGAGACGTTCAGGTTCTTCTGGGCGTCCCGTCCCTTCCTCCGCTCGGTGTTCTCCGGGACCTTGTCCAGTTCGTCGGGGCGGAAGACGGTGTCGTTCCACTTGCCTTCGGTGATGGCCACCACGCGGCGCTTGATGGCGCCCCCTTCTTTTTCCTTGGCGAGGTCTGCCGAGTCGGGCGGGACGATGCAGTCCACGGCCCGGTACGTCAGATCAAAGATTCTGGGTCCAGTGCTCATAGAGAGGCGTGGCCGGGAGGACGATATAAAAAAAGGTCAGGCGGGGGCGGCGATGACGCCGTCCAGGAACTTCTGCCAGGGGGATCCTTCTGGGAAGTCTTCTTGGGCGGCCTTCGCCCACTTCTGCCGCTCTTCTAGATATTTGGCCGGGTCACGGTCGAGGGCGGGGTCGTCGAACCAGGCTCTCGGCCGGCAACGGCAGTTCGGCTCTTCCATGATGGCCATGGCCATCGCCTCTTCCTCGGTGCCGAAGATGAAGACCCTGCCGTGGAGGGCGAGGTGGTGTGGCCGGGTGCGCTCGTCGGCGACGGCCATGAAGACCCAGCCCTTCCGGCCGGACTGTCGATACCGTTCCCGGTGGCCTTCCGCCCAGGCCGCCTTGAGGTTCGTGCGGGCGAGGGTGTCGGCATAGGTCTCGGTGGGGATGGTGACGTTCCGGGTGATGGTCCTGGTCCGCCACTCGAGGGAACCGTCCGCGGCGACGTGCACGTAGCGGCGGGTCTCGCCGGCCCGGGTGAAGGTGACGGTCTTGCCCCAGCCCTGATCCAGCTTCTCGCCGAGCAGGTTTCTGACCTCGGCGTAGGTGCTGTTCTTGCGGATCCCCTGATCGATGATGCCGGTGAGTTCTCCGGAGAGGTTGTCGAAGGTCTCGTCGAGCACGGGTGCAAGCCGGTTGAGGACCGGGTCGAGCCCGTCCAGCCCGATGGGGACGAGGCTGCCGACCTCCTTTCCGGCCTGCTGGCCGCCGAGCTCGTAGGCGACGGAGAGATACCCCGCGAGGACCTCGACGGTCCTCCGCTTCGCGCCTTCTGACCGCCTGACGATGAGGGCAGCGAGGGCCTCGAGGACTTCTGCTTCTGTCGGGAGCATAGGATCAGTACCCCAGGACGTCGCGGACCTCCTCCGCGATGTCCTCGATCTCCTGGCGGAGCTGGTCCCGCACAGGCCTGGTGCCCCGGCTGACGGGTTGCGGGACCCCTTTCAGGCTGTAGTAAGGGGTCTGTTCGGGCGCCGCTGCGGGGGTTCCGCCGGCACCGTCGATCGGGTAGCCCATATCCTCCAGGAACTTCTCAGCAACACTGGCCGGGAGGTAGGGGAGGAGGGGGGCGATGATTGCGGCCTTCTGCAGCCGGTCTTCGGGGGTGAGGTCCTCGAACTCGAACCAGGCGTCGTCGGGGGCGTAGCCGTTCGCCTGCAGCCAGGGGGCGAGGAGCTGGTCTTCGAGGATCTCGGCGAAGAACCGGCGCTCCGGGGTGATCTCGCGCTCGAAGAAGGCAAGCTGGATGTAGCCGACCGAGCGGTTGGAGGAGCCGGACTCGTTGAAGGAGTCGGCCCAGCACATCGCAGCATTGAACTGGTTTTCGAGGTGGTCGATGGCCTTGGAGACCGCTGCGGGGTTGCCTTTCGGCTCGACGAGGTCGACGTCCATCTTGTCCTGCAGAGTCTCTCCGGACCGGAAGAAGAAGTCCAGGCCGGCCCGGATGCCCTTCTTGAACCCCTTCTTCAGGATGTCCCGCGTGGCCGGGTCGTCCCAGGTGTCGGCCGGGATGAAGAACTTGTGCTTGGGGTCGCCGTGCCGCTTGACCATGATGGCCTGGTCCTTCTCCATGCCCAACTTGTTCATGATGAGGACGTAGTTCTGCGCCGGCAGGCTGATGCCGTTCGGGTGCCGGGCGCTGGGATACCGGGGGATGAAGATGAGCTCGTCGGGCTTGAAGAAGACCCAGGTCTTGTTGGCGTCGGGGTCGGGCGTGGTGGCGCTCTGGATGTAGCCGACGATCGTGTCCCCGCTGCCGGGCTTGAGAGCGTCGGCATAAGGGGCGTCGTCAGAGTTTTTGAGGGTGGCCTTGAGGTTGTCGATGTCGGTGACGGTGTTGCGGTAGACTGTGATGCTCGGGGGGTAGAGGTTCCGGACCTTGGTGAGGCGGGTTTTTGAGGAGCTCTCCCAGACCGGCTCGATGAAGACCCGGCCGTAGATGTGCCAGTACCGGGCACTGGTGAGGAGTTCGGTGTGGAGATGGGTGCGGCGGACTGTCTCGTCGCAGAGGTCCTGGCACCCTTCTTCCTGGCTCTTGAGCGTGAACGACATCGTCGATTTTGCGAGGGTGTTGATGACGCGGGCTACCTTGCCCTGCTCGCTGGCCCACTCGCTCCACGAGTCCCAGCCTTCCGGCGGGATGAAGCTGGGATCGTAGACGCTGCGCTTTGATACGACGTCCTCGTCGTCTCCCCCGGGGGCCTCGTGAAGGTCCATCATCATGGCCGGGGGGGACGCCCTGGAGAAGGTGCGGGAGAGCGCTTTGAGGAGTTTCATGCCTGCAGGGTCAGGCCGGGGCGATAAAAAGGAAGGTCAGAGGATGTCGTCCGGGGAGGAGACCTTCCCCCGGCCGGCAGGCATCTTGAAGAACATGATCCCGGCATAGGCCGCGGTGTCGACCTGGTCGTCGTGGGCGCCGGTGGGGAACGCGGCGAGTTCTTCCTCCCACACGTCGAGCCAGAGGGCGTCCCGGGGATGCCAGACGCTGCCGTGCTCGTAGTATGCGGCGATGGTGAGGGCCCGGGTGTACTTGTCGGCGTCCGGCTTGAGCTCGACGACCGGCAGGCCGCTCCGGACCGCGGTCTGGTAAGTGGTCTTCCCGAGGTTTGCAGGCTCGACGCCGATCTTTGCCGGCCGCCACTTTGCCGCCTGG